CTCACTGACTTCTTTCCCGAAAGTTGCTTCCGGAATAGTTTTAATCCAGCACTGTGTCGCAACAGCAAGGGAACGACCGCTTCCATCCATGATACCGATAGGCAGGACAGGCGCGCCGTCGTTGGACAGGTCGTCAGTCGCAAGCAACACGGACAACAGGTCGTTCGCTTTGCTAGTTTGCAGCAAGCGGAACTCGAACTCACCCATCTTGTTCGAGTTACGAGCACGGCCCACACCGCCGTCAATACCTGCTCGAGCGGAATACATATCCTCGGAGCGGCGTGCGATGATAGCGTCACCATCGCTGAAACCGTCCAAAATTACTCCGCCGACTGTGCAGATAACCTGCGAGGGGTCATAGGAACCAGTTAATATCGCGCTCATTCATTTCTCCTTAGAGTTCGTAGGCCAGCGCACCAGTGATTTCCACGACGTGGATTGCACCAGCAAGGCGAGCAGTAAAGCCCAACGACAGAACACGGGACGCCTTGATGCTCGGTGCCAAGTCGGTGGAACGTGGGTAAGTTATAACGAAGCCTGGAACGGTTGTTCCCGCTGCGTCCAGCTCGTCAGGTGCAATACCACCGACGTTCTGACCTTCTTGCAAGGACTTCCGCAAGTTGCTCACACACAGCTGAATTCCGCCGTCTGTATAGGGAACCTTGTCGCGGTTGATCATCATTTGGGTCATGTTGACTTGGATGGTGTCTTTCAACCAGTCGCGGAAGCGGATAACGTCAATCCATTCACCCGCTGCAACCTTGCCCGGATTTGTTAGAGCAATTTGTGCCTGATAGAACTCGAAGGTGTTTCCGCCCTTATTGACCACAGTTTGTTTCTGTGTGCTGGTCAACGGGGAAGGGGTAACACTTGCGAGTGATTTCAGTGCCCATGTCTCACCGCCAGGCTGAATGGTGAACACACGCCCGGCCCATGCTGCGTCCGGATATTCGGTCAGAGCGTTTGTATGGAACAGAACGGCTGTGCGATAGTAGCGCGTATTCTTCAGCACACTGATGAGGTCGGTCGCTACGGCAGGGTTCAGGACCTCTGCTTCATTGGTAGCAGTGATGAACAACTTGTCGTTCGCTTCTGTCCAAGCAGCGGCGTCCATTTGTGTCTGTTTCACACGCTCCACCATCACCAGACCGTACCAGTTGGAGTCTTCGTCCAGGATAGCAGTCAGGTCGTCCGCTGTAGCAGTACCGGCAGCCAATGGGCTAATTGTGCCCCATTGCAGATTCGTCAGCAGGTCAACGGCGCCAACCGTGCTAATCCATGCCACTTCCAGTGTGTTACCAACTACAGTGGCGGTGATTGTCTCATCCGTATCGCCTGTGATAGCAAGTGCCAGCCCTCTAACGATTTCAGCAGCGGTTGGAGTAGCGTCAGCGGTGAAGCTGTAAGTCTGCCCGTCAACCTTCAACGAGTAGGTGCCCAGTGCAATCAGGGACGCTACTTCAACGACGCCCTTCAGTACAGCACGACGTCCGACCTTAACTTGGCGGGGACGCGGAATCTGTCCAAAGCAATCGGACAACGCTGTCAACAGACTAGGCGGAAGGTCATCCGCTGCGGCCGCTGCATAACTGGTATAGACACGAACACGCTCGGCGAAGGTCATCAGCGGCGCAACGATCATCGGAGTACCGAAGTCGCCTCGCGTGACACCAGTCGTCTGGAGCGCAATCTGGACTGAAACAATATCGTCAAGAGATGCCATTTGTTACTCCTTTTATCAACTTAGCCCACTATAGCACAACCGTGAGAGTCTCGGTCAAGTCTGGTTTTGAATCAAACTTAACTTCGGTCTGAACGGTTTCAATCGCACTGACGTCGTCATTGAGTGACGTGCCGAAACGAATGAAAATATCCACACTGGAGCGGGGTTCCAGTTGTGAATTATCTAGCTTGTATGGAACATTGAGCACGTCGCCCACGTCATACGCTGCAATCTTTGCAACCCTCCAAGCATCGCGAACAGTCTGCTTCGACAAACTGTCACGCACGTCCGCGCACCTTAAATCCGAGTCCGCCCCATACCGTTGGAGCTGGAGCGTTCCCTCGCGAACGCCTTTGACGGTCTGTATTCCGAGCGCGGTGACACCGGAACCTCGTTCGTCTGTGCCTACCTTACGCTGTACGGACAAACGCATTGTCCAGTATGGAAGCGAGGGGCGTGGAGAATTCTGGTCTGCAAAAATAAGTTCCTCTGCATCAACAAGCGCCTTGACCAACGTTCGCAGAATCGATTTAAGGGTGTTCATTTCTTCTCAGGGAGTGAGGTGGCCCACGGTGCGCCTTTCCTGCGTGCTGTGCTGATGTTGATTGCTTGTACCTGTGCAACCGCCTTTTCTCGTGCGCCTGCCCCCGTGTAGCATTTTCCACCAGCTTCGGACTTGAAACCTTTCACGCCGTTCAATGTACATTCAACAACTTCATGCAGGTACAGATGAACAGTGGGGGGAACTTCATAAGTATGCATCTCGATCATGGCGTCTGGAACAGCCAGATTCGTTGTTGCGTTCCAAGAGGGGGGGTTGCTGGGTCGATATTGCTTGCCATTTAGGGCCTCTTTGTTGTTCCCGCAATCCAATCCGCGGTCGTTGTAAATTTGAACACCTTCACGCCAACATACTTGAAATGATTCAGGACATTGGATTGATTTGCTTCGATGCTCACCATCTCGTAACCATACCCCTGATGGACTATGATGTCAGGTTGTACACCTTCACCATCCGCGGTCATTTGTAACCTATCCACGGAATAGAACTTTGCAAAGTCGGACAGGTGACGCCCTTCGGGTAACGCTTGCATATCCTGGCCTATGACCACAGGTTGCGCGGACGCCATTGTGGTCAACGCACTGCGGGCGCCCGGAACCCAGACGCCATTCGTATAAACGCCGCTCGCTTCGCGCAATATATCTTTAGTCAGGCGGAAACTCATGTTCGCCCCCTGACGGAAATGTGTACGGCGTTCACATAGGCTCCAGTATCAACAAGTGTCTTCGTTGAGCCTTTCTTTGCGGCCACCGTACTCGCTGCCAGTCGCGGAGTGATATCGCGCCCGGTGATTGTGTTCTTGATGCGGTCAGCGTGCTTCTGCCCAATGACTGTCAGCGCATGTTGTGCGGTCACACGACCGCCCGCCATCGCTGCGCCTTGTTTGATGAAGTCGCTGTCTATCTGCGCCTTGTTTTCATCAAACGCCATTGCGTTTGCAGGACGGGCGGGAATGTCATCTGTTCCGAATTCGTTGTACGTTGCATATTCAGCAATGCTTGCACCTTCACCATTAGTAGAACCTTCCAAGACACCGACTGCAACTTCCAAGCCTTTAGCTCGTTTGAACTCTGCTTGGATTTTACGCCAGCCTTTGTCGTTGTCTTGGACGTTCGTCATGAAACTTCCACCCGTGTCATAATTGCCGAACCGAAACATATCTTCGTGAATTCGATATACTGAAGACCGTAGGAAGTCTGGCCTAGCCAGGTGTCGCTACCCTTGACCGCGCCATATGTGCGCTGCAAATCGCCTTCCCTCTCGCTGGTAACAGGGCCTAGGGCCGCGCTGCCAGCTTGTGCTTGAGTCTGGGTAAGGCGTAGCAAGTGCGCCGCGTACAGCGCCTTCGCCATATTCGCTGTCTCAGCAGTGAGGCAGCTTGTATCGGCGAGATTTCCGGCAACCGACAGCCAAGTGTTCACCGTTGCGTCAATGACGCTAGAGAACTCAGGTGCCAGGAGCCGGAAATACTCGAGCGGGGTCACTGGTTATGCCTTAGCAGCCGCCAACGCATCTTCTGCGGCGGTAATAGCAGCAGGGTCACCAGCGGTCTTGGCATCAGCCAGAACCTTTTCCGCAGCTTTGACAGCAGCGGCCTTCTGCGCAGCGGGAGAGCCTGGGGCAGCGGGAGCGGGAGCTTTGACTTCAACCAGATCATTCTTGTTGATGGAATTCTTGTAAGCGTCAGGGACGTCTGCCACAGCGCCAGGCGCAATGGAAACAGAGCCAACATGATGCAGACGTGTAGATACGTTCTTGACTTTCATTTGTGTTCTCCTTAAAGATAATAGGCGGGCGAAATTACCCGTCCGCCTATTATAGCTTAGATGCCGTCAGCGAATGCAAACGCCAGCGGATACTCAATGATGACACCTGCGAAGCGCGACTCGACCGGAATTGTAAATTCCAGACCAGCTTGCTGCGGGCTGTATTGGCGAATCATCATTGGGATTTCCAATTGCCAGTTTTCCATGGAGTTTTCCATGGCATACATACGGTTTGCGCCGGCTGCACCAGCGGCATCCATTTCCACAACTTGACGGAATGTCACGCCTGGATGGTTCTTTTGCAAGAACTCCAAGATAGTTGTGTCGCTTGCTGCGCTGTTCTGCGTAGTGGCGATGAGCGCGTACTGTTCGATCGGCAACCACACATCTGTCACACGGTGAACGCCCTTGGATTGGGTGAGCACCTTGTTAATGAGCGCGTTGACGTCACGAACGATCTGCAGAGCGGTCTTCGTTGCGAAGGTCTTGGATGCGCCAGTACCGTCCGCCAACAGAGTGACTTCCGGAACGTTGGTATTGGACAACAAGCCAGGCAAACGATTGTCATCGTCACCAGCGAATGCCAACTGGTTGATCTTTTCTTGGTGTGCGCGGGTTGCAGCCATTGCCTTCTTGCCGTTCAGGTTCACACCAGCAAACATCGCAGAGCGGATTTCCTGCACGTTGTAGCCGTAGGCGTTACCGATCGAGCGGATTGCGTTTGTGAACTCTTTTCCGCCCACGTCTGCACGGGGCAGGTCGTTCGCGTAGTTGGAAATCACTTTCGCCATACCGACGGAGTCGTACTGACGGTAAGTGTGAGTCGTTGCACCTTCCGGGATCGCTGTTGACACAGGCATCAAGGTCAACGCGGACAGAGCTACGCGCTTGATGTCGTATGTCTGGGACTTTACGAATTCCAGTTGGCGAGCGAAAAACAGGCTTTCGTTCGCATCGAAGCGACCGCTGTTCTGGAGAACGCGCAGATCGGCTTCGTCGTATTTCATGTTATTGAGTTTCATGTTATTTGATCTCCACGAGGGCCA